AAGCGGTTCGACGTTCAGGTCGACACAACGAAAACCTGTCACTCCGTTTGACTCGAGCAGCTTGGAAGCTGCAGCGAAGTCGTGATAGTGGGAGAAGTCCTTTGCTTCGGAATGAAAGCCTGCGTTGATCTCGGGAGACACTTCCTGCTTGTCCGCCAGGGTAATCTGTCCGCGGCCGTTGTAATGAAGTGACAAAAAAACGTCGATCCCGGCCATGCCGCAACCTATATCGAGAATCCTCCCGTTGCCAGGGAGATAAGACCTTATGCTCTCGTAGGTCTGCCACAGCTCATTGACGTATTGCGCCGTGATGTCCCCGTTGCCGTAGCTGGTCCTCTGTTCGCGCAGCAACGGGAGGCACTCGTCAGGAATAACCATAGCCGGAATCTTCATCTTCAGCAGCAAGCCCCCATGTCTTCAACGGGTAGAGTAAGGCGCGCACGGAATGCGGAAGGCTGGCGACGCTCCTCGGCGCGTTGGATGACGAATCCCGGAACCGGTAGAGGTCGCCGATGAGAAGCAGCGTGGCGGCCTTCATCTGGAACGGATAGTCCGGGATCCCCTCGTAGTCCGCGAAGTCCCACTCCTCCCGCTCGAGATAATCCAGGACCACACCGGATGCCGCCTGGATGTAGAGATCCAGAACCGCTTCCTCGGCCACGTAGTCGTCAATCCGCAGATGCTCGATGGCCTCCTCTAGGCTGACAATCCTGGCCATCACGTCACCTCCCGCGCATCACGGCCGCGCTTCACGGCCAGCCGCCAATGGTCGCCCTTGCCTGGCGACTGGGTCGGGTTGTCGACCTGGGCGATCCAGAGGCTGCCGCCGTACGTCACGCAATCCCCTTTGGTGTAAGCCGATCCGGACTGGTAGGTCCCTCGGTCGACAAGGATCGGCAGGGTCAACAGGCACTCCTTGCGGCGTTCCCCGTGCTGCAGCACCATCTGCAGCTGCTTGTCGTTGACCAGGTCGACGGAGAAGTCGTCCACGCCGAGGCCATCCTTCCCGTCTATCCCGTCCCGGCCATCTTTGCCGTTCAGTCCGTCTGCACCTGGTCTGCCTGGCTCCCCATCTTTCCCATCCCGGCCGTCACGGCCGTCTTTCCCGTGGATGGGAGGCGGGATCTTGTCGAACAGCTTCTGCTCCAGGTCCACCATCTTGCGATCAAGATCCACGGCAAAAACCGCCACTTGCTGATCCAGTATTTTCCGAACCATCTTCTCGATCTCGGCGGGATCTATGCTCTTGCCGTCCCGTCCCGGCTCACCCTTTTCGCCGCGCTCTCCAGGGTCGCCTTTCTCACCGGGAGGACCAGGCGCACCGGCAGGACCCATTATCCCCTGAACGCCAGGCTCTCCAGGGTCGCCTTTTTCCCCTTTCTCCCCACGAGGACCAGGCGCACCCGGCTCACCCGCAGGACCGGGCTCACCAGGATCTCCCCTCTGCGGCTCCCTGGCGATCAGCGCGTCGAGCTGAGCCAGTATCGGCTCGAACTGGCGAGCCAGGTACTCATGAAGCATCCCGATGAATCGTTCAACGTCTAGTGACATAAGGCGACCTCACGATGTCCTTGCTGAGCAGCAGAAAAAGAGCCTTGTCGGTCTGGTCCTCGTCCTCGGGCTCGGATTCGGGACCAGGCAAAGCCGGAACGGCAAGAGGGTTCGTCTTGTCGCGCTCATCCAGCGCCGACAGCGAAAAATTCTGCTGCTGCAGGTACGGTGTGCCGCCACCCTTGACCGGCGGCAGGGAGAATTTGCGCCGCGCCTCGTCCGGCGAGAAGATCCCGCCCTTCACGCCTTCGGCAGCCGTCGTCATCTTGAGCGAAAGATCCATCCGCATCAGGTCTTCGAGGTCGAACTCGGTCCCGTATCTGGCCGGCAAGGCGAGCCCCTCGTCGAGCAGGTTTTCTATGGACTCGATCAGCCGCTGCAGGCAGTCCGAGTAGTATTTCCGATCCAGAGTCTCAGACTGCTGGTAGGTCGGCGGAGGACCGACGTGGACCTTGTAAGGCGGGACCTTGTAGACGCTGCAGATCTTTTCGTCCGTCCACTTGAGCTGATCGACGAACTGGGAATCCGAAGCGGTGACAGCGAGAGCCTCATACTTCAGGCCGTCGCCAAGCACCGCTATTTTACCGGCATTGTTCCCGGAGTAATTTTCGGCCCAGCTCGTGCGGATCCGGTCCGCGGTCTCGTTCTTGATGTGCCCCGGGGCCGTCAGAATGCCGCCTGGCTGAGCATTGTTGTAGAAGAACCGGGTGCTGTTCCGCATCATGGCAAGCCCCTGGGAAACGGCCAGGCTCGCTGCGTAAAGCGGAGGAACGCCGACCAGCGGGTGGAACAGGCACTCCATCGTGTCGTGGATCAGCTCCGAGGCGGGAAGCGCCGGATCGTCCTTGAACACCCTGCTTAGCGCATCCTGGCGAAGCCGGTAGAACACGTCCCCGTTTTCGGCCACCAGGGGAACGACTCTCAGCGGGTCGAGCACGTAAAGCTCGTTCACCACCTGGCGCGCATCCCTCACCTTCAGGATGTAGGCGTTCCCATGGCACAGCTTGCTGATGACCCAGCTCTCCACGAACTTCTGCCGGGTCTGAAACTTGTTCGGCTTCCTCAGGACGGGAGAGAATGCCGCGCTCTCCGTCTCCATCCAGATGCCGCCGCGATTCTCCGTCAGGCGCAGCCTCAGCTTCCCGATGTCGCTTGCGATCTGCGTCACGCACGCATAAACAATGGGATGGGCGAGCGCATCATTCAGCGAGACAGGATCATCCGCCTGGAACGCACCCAGGTAGCCTTCCTGGAACACGGGAACCCATCCGCGGGATTGATCGACCGGGAAAAGCCGCTTCACGATGAGGCGCGCAAGCCATTGTTTGATGCTTCGCATGGCGGGTTATTCCTCTCGGAGCGCCGATGTTCGTTCGGCCTGCATGTCGCGTCTTCTGTATGTCCTTCTGGCCGGCTTCGTTGCCTCCGGCTGCGGTTCCTCGCGCCTTTCCTCGACAGCCTTGACCTTCTTCAGCAGCTCCAGCATCTTGAAGTGCTTCGGGTCGGAAATCTCGTAAACACAGCCCTGTGCGCGAAGCTGCTTGTCGTAAGCGTGCCTCCGCAGTGATTCGACCAGCATGTCTCCCCCTCGAAAAAGAACGGCCTCCCCGTAATATCCGGGGAGACCGTCCTCATGTCCAGCAAAAAGTGCCGCAGCTCACACGGGTCAGCTCGTGGCCGTCCCGTAGGCAGCGTCCGTGATGATCTGGACCACTCCGGCCCGGCGCAGAGCGTAGTTGATCGGCCGCACGATCTTGATGGCCGTGTTCTCGCTCTGGAACATGTTCACCATGGCCTTGCTCGCTCCGGTTGGCCCAAGACCCTCGCCGGTCGGCGCGTCATCCATTTCGATGGTCGCCTCACGGCTGATCGAGATCTGAACCCCGAGGTCCCCGATCCGGTAAATGTCCGAAGGCTTGAGGAGCACGACATAAGCGGCATTGACGTTGTCGCCCGTAACCACCGGGTCGCCGAGCAGCGTCCCGCCGTCCTGGTTGATGCCAGGGAACTCCGCCACGCCGAGAGCGTTCGTCAGAAGCTGGATGGCCTTGGCAAGCGCAGGGTTCATAACGAAGTAGAGCCCGCTGGCGTTCTTGGCGGAAAGAAACGGTGCGTAAAGAGCGATGACGTCCGCTCTCAGTCCGTCGGCATCCGTGCCGGCGGAACCGGCGACGGGTGAAAGGCTGCGGAAAAGACCGGCAGGCGAAACATTGCTAACGGCCGCTGCCGTCGAAAGAAACGTGCTGTCAACGCGCTGAGACGATGCTTCAACCAGTGCATCCCGCACGAGCATTTCGGCTGCCGGAGTCGAATCCCTGAGAAGCTCGTTGCTCACAACCGCAAGGGCCGCGACTTTCAGCGGAGAAAGGTTCACCGTGCTGAACGACTGCGCCGACAAGGGGATTGGCTGGCTCTCACCCACCCAGTAACCGGTGGCCGCCCCGTCCTGCCCCTTGATCGTCACGTTGGCAGGGACCTCGCGCAGCGGAAGCCGGTCAAACACCGTCTTCGAGTACAGAAACTGCAGAAAATCCCCAGTATAGCGGGTGTCGGCCTGAACAAGCTCCGTTCCCCATTCGCCACTCGGGGCTCCACCGCCGGCAACCGCCGTTTTGATGATGTTGACCAGAGTAGGGTTCGTCTTCCCCCACCGATGCTCGGCAACGGCCAGAGGAGAAACGCCGTCCATGTGCGCGATGGCCTTGGCGATCACCTGGCGCGTGAAATTCTGGCCAGGGAACTTCTCCTCCTGGTCCACCGACTTCACATGGATCGTCGGGCCGGTCCTGATAACGGGCTGAACCGGCTGCGCCGTTCCGGCAACGACGATCTCGGCCGTCTTCAGCCGGATGTCATTGTCCGCCTGCTCGATCTCCACAGTCAGGGAATCGAACTCAGCCAGGTCGTCCGCCGTCGCGTTTTTGGCCCGGATGCTCTCCGTGATCTCGGCAAGCCGCGCAGCCTTCATGCCCCGAGCTTCCTTCAACGAAAACAACTGCTCTTGAAGCGTCATTTTTTTGTCTCCCATCGGTCGTCCCGAAACGCCGGGTGGTTTTTTATGGCCAAGCGCGGCCGACTTGATCGTCGTGATCGTCGCCTCCTGATTCGCGGGAATGGTGACGGCCGAAAGCTCGAGCCACTCCCACTTCGTGTAGCGGGTGCCCCAGGTCCCTGCGATGTCGGCGTATTCCAGCGGGTTGAAACCGATGGAAAGCCCGCGCACCAGCTTGTGCTTCAGCATCTGCCAGGCATTCAGCAGGCGGTCCTTCAGCGCTCCGCTCTCAGGGATGTCGGCGACTTCCCCTTCCACCTCTATCCCCTTGTCCGTCACCTTCGCGCCAGTAATCCAGCCTATCGGGTCGCCGCTGTCATGCTGCCACAGAAGCGGGATCGGCAGCTTGAACACCGCACCCTTCGGCTCCACGATGTCCTGCACGCGGTCCGTTGCCGGAGTCGTGGCTATCCCTCGGAACGTCCGCTTGTTCGAACCCTCCGAGGCCGACTTGATGTCAAATACCGAGAAGGCCTTTTTCATGAGTCGCCTCCAATGAAAAACATCTCGAACCCGGGCTCAGGCTCCTGGGACTTCGTCCCGACAGCCATGGCCATGGCAACAATGCCGTCGATCCTGCCCGTGCTCTTCAGCTTGTCGAACTTACGGTTGCCGGCCGGATCCGACTGGACCCGCGTGTTGCTCGCGCACCAGGTCAGCACCGGGTGGTTCCCATGGCGGATCTTCTTCTCCACCAGCAGGTCCTCCACCCTTTCGACCGCCGGGTTCATGTCCTTGTAGCCCTGGCCGTGAGGAATCAGTCTCAGGCCGTCCGGAGGCCGGCTGTTGTCCCCTGGGGACCAGTCTACACCCTCAACCCAGCAGTCCACACCAGCGTCAACGAGCTCGCGCTGAAGATCGGCGATGCGCCACCGGTCGAACCGGATTGACTCTATGTTCAGGATGCCGTTCAGCTCGCCTATCCTCCGCGCCACCCACCCGTAGTCTATGGTTTTGCCAGGCTTCGCCTCCAGGTATCCCTCCTTCACCCAGGTCGTGTACGGGGCCCTGTCGCGCTGCTCCTTCTCCTTCAGCCCGTCCAGCGGCGTCCAGAAATTGCACAGAACGTGGATCTGCCCGTCGTCGTCCTCGGCCGCGAAAACAAGCGCCGTCAGATCGTTCTTGCTCGAAAGATCGAGACCTCCACGGCACTTCACGTCCTCGAACACGCCGGGATCGACTCCCCCGCCGCATTGCTTCCAGATCGTCGGCGTAATGAAATGAGCCGCGGCATCGATCCGCTGGTTCAGATACAGGTTGCGGAACGTCGCCTCCGAAGACGGCATGTGCTTCGACTTCTCGGCAAAATCCCGCATCTCGGCCAGAGACCTGAAATCACCCAGCGCAGGGTTCGCCTTTTTCCAGACGTCCTCGTTCCAGATGTCTTCCTCGTCCAAACCGACCTCGTAGACAAACGCCTTGAACGTGGGATCGACGATTTCTCCGGCGTTGACCTTCTTCCCGTAGTCGATCAGCTCGGAAAGAATGGCGAAATCCTCTGGCGCCTGGGTGGAAAAAACCCACTCGAGCGGATCGTCGTGAGCTCCGGTGGACGTGTGCATGACGTCGTAAAGCGACCGATCGGATCCGAACTGCGCCAGCTCGTCGTAGGCGATAAACGATGAGCTTTTCCCGTGCTTGCCCTTCGTCTCCGAGCTGAGAGCAGAGAATTCCGATCCGCTCACCCGGTCGAAAACCTTCTTGCGGCTTTCAACCACGTTCAGTCGGTCCACCAGCTCCTCGTCCATGTAGATCATGGCCGTCATGTACTTGTAGAGAATCGACGCCTGCTCGCGGTCGTAAGCCACGGAGTAAAGCTGCCCGTTGCGGATCGCCTCCGGGCCGCACAAGTGGCAGAGGCAAAGTCCGGAGACCAGCGCCGTCTTCCCGTTCTTTCTCCCGGCCGAAAAGAGCGCCGTCCTCACAACCCGCTTGCCGTGCTCGTCCCTCGGCCCATACACCGACCGGATCATGTCCTTCTGCCAGTCGCGCAAAACGAACGGCTGCCCGACCTTCGTCCCGTCAGGAGCTCTGAGCGTCTCCAGAAATGTGATCACCCGCTCGGATCTATCCACCGAACATCAGCCCTTCCCGGACGCTCTTTCCCCTCCCGGACTCCACCCTGGACGCCTGCTTTGGCGACAGCTTGGAATTCTTGCTGATCCGGAGCTTCGTCCCCAGCGACGACAGCACGTAAGCCGTCGTCCGAAAAACCTTCATGGCTTCCGACCTTTCAGCCAGCAGCATTCCCAGCACTTCACCTTCCGCATCCTTCGGAATCCGCCTTTTCCAGATCCGGATAGAATCGGCATTCATCGATGCCGCCTCGCAATAAGCCCGGAGCTGGTCAAGCTCGTGCTGCTCGAAATGTCCCGCCGGAAAGTCGTTGACGATCCGCTTCCAGACGACCTTAGCTCCGCCGGACATCGTCGCAAAAGGCTTCGGCCGCTCCCTCGGGACCAGGTCAATTACGCCTATCCTGTTTTCTGGAGCCGGTCCACGCGCTCCCATCACTCACCCCCATGGTCCAAACTGCAACGAAACTGCACGCGACTT